CAATAATTACCTTTGTGCTTTGACCAGAAGAAATAGTAGGATAAACAGAGGCAAAGAAGTCATCAGCAATGTGATTTGGGATGAATGCGAATTCGTCCAAAAAGATGACATTATAGGATCCGCCTCTGACAGCAGATGAAGAAGTAGAGTTTGATGAAATTTTTGATCCATTTTCTAATTCGAGTGATCCTTTGTTCCAAGATATAATGCCCTGTTGCATCCACTTGGGTAGGTTCTCATAGGCGAGTTGTAATCTCCCAAGCAGATCTCTTGCAGTGGATGCTTTGTTCGCTAAGATGGCAATATTGACATTATCGTTAAACACAGCGTAGTGGAGCAGGTAGGATACGCAGGTGGTTGATTTACCAGTCTGTCGTGGCATCTTACAAATGTTAAATCTATTCTCGTGGAAGTTTTTTACAAGTTTCTCTTGAAATGGATACATCTCAAAAGGAACAAGACCGTGATCCAGAGAAACGATCTTAATATAGTTCTTTGCAAAATATACAGGATCTTCTTTACACTTCAAGAACTCTATAATTTGTTCTTCCGTAAATTGAATTTGTGTATTTGCTCTTTTTAGTAGAGGATTACCAAGATAGATGTCATTATTTGGCATAAAAATTACCTACTAATTTCTTCCCAGTCCATAGACCCGTGAATATCTGCACCATTAGAATTGGAAGAAGCAACGAGAGAAAGTTCATAAGGTGTTCCTGTTAATGCATCCCTTTCCAACTGAAACTTAAATAATGCCTCTTTAAGAATATCAACTGGTGTTGAACCTTGATTAGACCCGTACAAATATCCAGATGCTAATATTCTTCCACCAGTATAAGTTCCACCATCAATTTTATATTCCACAGAACTATCAAGACCAGCATCATTCCAAGTTCCGCCATTAGATGTTCCACTTGCTCTTACTTGCCAGTTATAAGTTGCATTATTTGTAATACCAAGAATAGAAAGTGCAGTCATAATTACAATTGCATCCAATCTATTTGGCGTTGCTTTGAGACGAATTGATAAAACAGTATAATAAGTTCCTGCTGTTGTTAAATCAACTGGTGTTTGAATTGGTGTTCCTACTGCTTGTTGTAATCCACGAAGTTCATAACCACCTTCTGAAATTACAGTGGAACAAACTTGTTTCAGTGTGCTTGCACTCGTTGTAATTCCAGTATTTGCAATCTCATATCTCAAAGGTAATGATGCTGTTGTGATATAAGTTGTATTGATAAGATTTGCGTGATGAAATGAATGGCAGTGAATGAATTGACCGTCAATTACAAAACCAACTCTTACAGTTCCAACTCCCAACCACTCAATATCCATCCACATAATCTGTGCTTTGGAAATATCTAATGTGACACCAGATGGATTGAGATGCCCAGGTCCAAGCATCGTATCAACATTCCATTCGTGTTGAGATTTTCTAGTTTCTGTTAAAACTCCAGGAACATAAGTTCTTTCTACAAAATATAAAGTATCTCCATTAAGTTCTAGATACATCCCATTGTCTGCACCATAGTATCCTACTCTTTGGCGAAGATTTGCTTTTGCTGAATTCATTACAAATGTATTCAATACCTGTAATGATTTTCCCGGTTGATATGAAAATACTTTTGTCGTTTCTCTGATGATTGATGCGGTGCTTCCAACACCAACAGTCATATTAATCAAACCTTGTGCTGTTGAAAATCCAACTGTTGAACCAGTACCAACAACTAAACCACTCCAAAGATTATTATCTCTATATCTGTGAGATGAATCAAAGAGAGTGAGTGGAGTAGACATTCTTTGTCTACCAAATGCATCAGTTGCTATTGGTGGTAATTCAATATCAACTGATCCAGTAATCGGAAATGGATTTGTGGTGCTGACTGGTGAATTGTTGAGGTTGATTGATACTTGCCCTGTGGTGCCAATACCTACAGTATTCAGTAATGTAGAAATACCGACTGGAAGATACGGAGTTGTTAATGTTCCACCTGTCCCAACTTCAACTATGTGATTATGAATTGGATTATCTGGAGTGCTTGTAACTGTTACTATTCCTGGAATTGTAATACTACCATTAATAGTAATATTGGAACTTCCAAGAGATACTGGAAATGGATTATCAATAGTAACTACTTCGCCATTCTTATTGGCAATCATATTGACTTCAAAAAGGGTTCTTTCTTGATTCAGAAAGTCCTGGTCATTCTTATTAAATTGTGCCATTAATCATTCACTCCACGATAATCTTTCTGGTCTATATCTTTGTGCGTTTTTGATTTTTATAGAATTAGATTCTATTGGGTATATATTATGAACAATCGCTCCAGGATATTCTCCTTGTAGTTGTTCTGCAAGTTGATTTTTATCCATCATCTTACCTTCAACTTGCATACGATATAATCTCCCCTGCCAAACTACATCTGCAAGGAAAGATTCGCTTGCGGTCTCTGGTTGAGATGAATTCATATAAAGATTTCCATTGAAATCTCCTGCAATATTAATGCTTTCGGAAATAAACTGTTGAAATGATTTCATTTTAGTTACAGTTCCAACGACGAAGTGCTTTATTGATTCTTGAATCTGGATCTCTTGCAGTTTTTGCTGAGGTAAGTTTATCCTTCATCCCAGACATACGACTACAAAAATTTGAACGACGATCTGCCCTTTTTCCTTTTGGGTTCTTTTCAGTGACTGCAGTTTGTAGTTTTGAACCTGGATTCTCGCGGCGATAAGCATTAACTGCTTTTTGACTTAAACCATCAGTCTTGTCTTGACGATTGACTTTTTGCCAATCTTCCGATAATCCAAAATCTTCTCTCCAATTTGAATATTCTTCCGTCTTCATTTCACCACTATCGACATAATCTGCGGCAGCATCAATATAATCTGCTGCTTTAGTAATTTTTGATTGAACCCACGCTTCAATATTACCTTCACCCTTCATTTTTTTACGAAGTCTCTTTGCTGCCTTAATAATAGTAGAAAGTTCCGAACGAGCCATTGAATACTCATGGTCATATGACTCTGGGAAATTTCCAGGATGAACCGTAGCAATATTATACTTTAATTGATTGGTTGTAAGTGTCGATGGAATTGAGAACATATCCCAATACTTTGGTCCATACTTACACTCATCACGAGTTTCGTCTTTTTGACACTTGGGGCAGTATCTAATCATTGTTTGCTCCTCTTTTACTGGTACGCAATTTGGGACAATTTTTTTACCTTTCTTTTTCATACCCTCTTGCTTATAACCATCCCAACAATCTTCCAATTTTGTGCCCCAGTTATCGGCACCAACTTTACGACATTTAACAAGTGCTCCAGATGCATATGCACTTGGCCAAACATCATATCTTGACTTTACCTTGTGGTAGCAAGCATCTTTTTTACCGCTACCTTTGCCTGGTTTGTCTTTGACTTCTTGTAAATGCATTTCTTCAGTTCTTACGTTTGTTGGTTTAGTGCCACCAGTTTTTTCTGGTTGATTTGGATCTAAACGATTTTTTCTTCTTCTTGCAGATTCTTCTTCGTCTTTAGATAACACCCTCTTCATTTTAGAACTTCCGCATTTTGGTGTAGAAGTTTGACCTGGTTGGCGAGCACAAGGTTTTCCTGCCCATTTACCACCTAATTGAACCCATCCTTTTTTATCATCAGAGGACTTTGATTTATTAAACCAATCATGAAGACCTTCATCGCCAGATGTAGTTTCTTCTTTTACATCTTTAAATTTTTTATGATGCTTTTTAGCATCTGTTTCCATTTTTTTGAGGCGAGTATAATAATCTGGAATTTCGTCCAAATGTTGAAGGGCGATTTCTTTAGCAAGTTCATGATTTTTGGTATGCTCATGTTCAATAGGTTCCCCCATATCCAATTGCTTTTGGATGAAAGAAACATCCATACGATGCTTCTTAGCAATTTGCTCAACGGTTTTAAATGATTTCAATTGCTCTTTCAATTTCTCTTTACGACCCTGGCAGTGAGCTTTTTGTGAAAATCCTTTTGGATTGTCGCAGTCAATAGATTTTTTATATTTGTCTGACCAACCCATTAGGAGATTAAAATTACTCTTTATTATTTAGAAAACCTTGCTTGAGTAGTTTAGAAAGTTCGGATGTGGAACCAACAAATACGGCATTGTTGGTAACATTGTTTGTTGTTTTTGCAGTGTCCTCTTCAACATCCTTAAGTTTCTTTTGCAAATCAATAAGTTTATCTGTCACATCACCAACGCTTTTAATTAATTGACCAGCAACTTCATATGCTCTAGGCGAATCACTTTCGCCGGCAAGTTCCATAATTCCATTGATAGCTTCCTGACCCTTTTCTATCAAAGAATAAAGATTTGCACGGGTGTATTCATAGTCCTTTTTAATATCTTGACCTTGAATTGGTACGACTTCTAATTTATTTTCGGTCTTTTCTACCTCAACAATTTTACTTTCAATGTTGAGGGCATTATCTAGACCATCATAATTATTTTTCATAAGATATTAAATGTCAGTTTGTTGTGTAGGACTATAAGTCTTAGAGTCATCAAAAGATAACCACTCTTCATCAAACCCAAAATTATCATCTGGTGCAGCATCATAAGGATCTGGTTGGGCAGTATATCTCATCTCTCTCTTTGCAGTTTGCCTATTTGTATCACTATACATATCAACTTGAACCTTACGGATCAGACCATCAGTTGTTTCTGCTACAGGTCCAAATAGATATGTTTTAACTGTAAAGTTAAAAGTGTAAATTAAAATTCTTCTTGTCGAAAAATCACCCTCATAATCATCAACGAACGAAACATTATCTAATACAATAGGTATATCTCGTTTTTCACCAATAGAATCGATAAGATCGACTGTAAGATTGAATGATGGTTGAAAATAAGGAAGGATTTGTTCTGTTACCTGCAAGGCATCATCTTGAAGTTTTGTCATCAAATTTAGTTGAAAACCTATATTATATGGTACAGGTAGAAAAACTTTTTTCAAATTAGAACCATCACAAGCTCTAAATGTTTGAGTTATATTTGCCTTTCTTGTTGGATCATACTGAATGGAGTTCATCTCAAATGATAATCTAGGCAATGTCATTGCAATTGGTTTATTTAATTCTGGTTGTTGCTCTATCC